AACGCTCTGCATTTTAACTTCATCATTCATATACAACACCTCCGTGACACTAAACTACTGAACCTCTCAGGCCTTACTCGTTTTTCTCGCTCCACAGCCAGCCTTTATAAAGCTCAATCCAATCACTTAAAGTCATCGTAACAAGCCACTCCTTCTTGTTCTTACGCCAAAATACTGCTGGTAGCTCATCTGCTTGGGCATCTTTTATAGCTTGTTCCATAGCATCGTAAACATTTAATCGCTCCACTCTCTTGCATTCAACATGAATACCCTCTAAACCTACAACATCATCGCCACCAATTCCCGAGTACTGCTGGCCACGTCTTGCTTCAAAGCCATACTCTTTTAATTTCTTAACAAGCTCCAATTCACCGCGCTTACCCTTACGTTTGCTATTCATGCTGCGCCTCCTTCTCTTCCCTTTCAAATCTGTCGGTTAAATCCGCTATAGTGCAGTTCGGCCTAAAACTGTAACCCGTTATTTTTATGCTCCGTTCATCTAGTTCCATCATGTGCTGCCAAAGCTCAGGGAAGTATTTCCATGTAATCTTCAATGCGTCCAGTCTATAAAACGGGCATAAGTAGCAGCTTACCCTCTTAAACTTCTCGTATAATCCGCCCCACGTAAAGCCTCTATCATAGCAGTACTGCAGGCAGTCTGCCTCTGTCATGCCCCATTCAACTAAAGGGTAAAGTAGCGTCCTGCCATCTTTGTTGTGCTTAGTTCTTTTAGCTTCATCCGCTGCTATACCAAAATAATGGGCTACTTCGTCGCCTATACCACGTAAATATCTGTTTACTTGGTCTCTCTTAAAGTATGCCGTACACCAACGTATCGTTCCATTTGGCCACCCGTAGCCCTTCTTACCCTTATTCTTACCACGCTTCTTCTCATATTCCAGCATCATATATTCAAAATCATGTTCTGGTCTCAATATCGTTATTTTTCTACCAATATATTTCTCAACTTGTGTTATGTGTTCATACATTTGTGGGAATTCAGCGGTGGTATCGCAAAACACAATATCGTCTACTGGTCTGCCTTCTTCAAGCAGTCTAAGTAGCATAGCAGTGCTGTCCTTACCACCAGAGAAGCTAACGATATATTTCACGGTTCCACCTCCAAATATGCGGTTACTGAAGGATAGCCAACCGAACTGAATTTAAGTTCAATCCTAGCACAGCCTATCGGATTGGGTCCTAAGCCTTTCTGTGCCATGAAGCCATCTTGCATCTGCCAGTCTACTCCTGATTACTGGCCTCAGCGCCGGGCTTTAGAAATAATTCGTAGAGATCCGGCAGGTAGGGATCAACCACCACTTCGCCAAGGGCTTCGGCGAACTTGACTCCACGGGTTTTGGCCTGGAAGATACCTTTATTACGGGTGAGCATATACCGGTGGGTCTTGCCGTCTTCACCTTCGGCCTCCCATAGATACCAAACAAAGTCCACAAATCCCATGACGGCATCGCCCAGCTTGTCGGTAAACGCCGGACGCACTTCGATTGGCTCCACATCCTCCTGGCTACTCCTACGCCTGGGATAAACCCTCTTGGGCAAGGCGGTGATGATAACGTTGATAGGAAGGGATTTGTACCAGCGGAAGATCCGTTTGAGCTGGTTGGTGGACTTGCCGTAGTCGTCTTGCCAGAACTCATCGATATCGGTCTTACGAGCGTTAGTACCCCTCTGCTTGGTCTCCTTCTCGATGGCCTGGCGGACTACTTCCTCCAGGTTCATGGTCTGCAGCTCAGTACCGGAGTCAATTACCAATGTTTTGAACTGGGCGTATTCTGGATCTTTGTTGGCGATCTTCCAAAAGATGTCTTCCAGAGCCTTGGTGGAGGCGATATCCTCCGCCATGATGTCACTCCGGTGGGCAATAGTCATCAAGCCGCCCTCAACGTTCAGAAAGAGAACGTCCCGCATAGCTGGATGGTCCTGAGCCGTGGCCGCCAGATAGGTCTTGCCGGCACCTTGCGGACCGTAAATTAGGATTTTCATGCGATCAACCACTTTCTCAGGGGTAACCTTATAAGGCATTCTCCTCATCCTCCTTTTCTTGGAATTTGTCTATCATACCGGTATGTAACCGGTAGTGAGTCTCCCTGATGTACCCGGCATCCTCGCCGCTAAGTTCGGCAAGGCAGAGCTGTCGATAAGCACAGCCGTTGCAGGTGCGGTATCCGAGATTCCGGACCACAATCTTGTTAGATCGCCGGATCTCCCGGGCAGTAGGTTCAACGACCCCCTTCCAGACCTGGCGTACCGTATGCAAGGTTCTATACTCCTTAGCAGGCCGGAAGAACTCGACGGTAGAGAGCTTCTCCGCCATATCTAAATAGTCGTCCGGGTTCAGACCGGCCTCCAGCAGGGCGGCCTTATAAGTTTCCCAATCTGTCTTAATGAGGGCCCGGCTCATGGTGCCGTCTTTATTAAGCTTCGGCCTTGCCGGGGGTTTACTCGAGATTTGGAAGGTAATAGTACCGACAGGGGGCTTGCGCAAAATCCGGAAGATAGCATACTGGTAGGCGGCGTTCTGGAGGTTAACCTCCTCCGCCTCATAAGGCTGGAAGGATCCCCGGACCTTCCAATCCACCAGCCAAATCTGGTCGGTGGGCTTGTGCCGCCCCACCCAGTCGATGTACCCGTGGAACCCGCCCCAACCTTTGAGCGGGATGGTAAAGTGATACTCGATCATAGGGATGCCGGCCGGATCCACGACGGTCTCCCACTCATCAATGGGTAACTTACGAAGGGTGCGGATGGCGATCTGCTCGGCATCAGCCCCCACTTGGTGAATGGCTTCGATCTCCTCCTCAAAGAGATCGTCTCGGGCCAGCTCCCGCTCTTTCCAAGACTCCACCCCCTTCCGTACACCGTCCTCCACCGGCATCGTGCCGTAGTAATACTCCCGGAGTGCTGTCGCCAGTCCCATATGAACCGCCGATCCCAGGGACAGCGGCCTGGCATCCACCCGTGGTACCAAATTCTCTTGGTAGACATACCACCATTCTTGGCGGCATCGCAGGTAAGTGGAGATTTGGCTGAAGGAAAGAAGAGGCTTAGTCGTTGCCTGCACCGTTGGCAACTTCTCCCTTGTCCTTTTTTCGGTGATCTCCTCTTCAACCGATTTCATATCGGGGACACCGGAATCAAAAGTTGCTAGTTGCATGTTCTTCTCCTCCTTTCATCTTATTTCTTTATGGGGTGTAAGCATTTATATCACCCCTCTTTCTTTGAGGGAAACGTATCCGTTATCCCCAACTATAATGTGGTCAAAAACTTCTATCCCCATAATCTTACCAGCCTCTACTAAACGGTGGGTTATTAGAATGTCATCTTTGCTGGGCTCCGGATCGCCGCTAGGGTGATTATGAAAACAGACAATAGCTGCTGCATTGTGAAGTATTGCTGGCTTGAATACTTCCCGTGGATGGGTCATGGAAGAATTTAAAATCCCTCTGCTAATTTCATGCACCGCAACTATTTTGTTTTTAATGTTCAGGACAAGAATCCCAAACACCTCTTGCGCTTCTTCTTCAGCATTCGTTAACATAGTTATCGCCTTGTACACTTGATCTGGGCTGCTGACTTTTTTCGGGAGTTCATACTTCCCCACTTTTTCTTTTACTAAAGCCACCCTCTCAAACGACACCAGGATTTTTGACATTTTACCAATCCCTCCTTTTTTAAGGGAGGGGCTAACGCCCCTCCTCCTTTACAAAGTATCCGACGTCTCTTTGTGCTTCGCTCAGGGCTACTTCCAATTCCCCTATTGCTTTAGCTATTTCGTTGTGTAACGTATCAAACACAGCGAGTGCCATTGCTTCAAGCTTTCTTTCTTCTTCTATGTTTTTGCTGTGTATGTCTAACCACCTGTTAAAGTGATAGGCAGTCCAAAACTCCTTTTCTGCTTTAGTATAAGCATCGGTCATTGCCGTAACAATAGCAAAATCTATTTGTGCCATTTCTACCATGTACTTGCTGGGATTGCCTTCTTCTAAATACTTCTCAATTAGGAAGCTCTTAATAACGTTATCATAGTGGCGGCTAACCTTCCCAAGTTCCGTGAATACTGCTTCACTGACTTGTTCTAACACTTCGTCAATTATGTTCAGTGCTAATGTCTCATATTCTTCCCCGTAAAACTTTCTTGCCGTCCTCATTTGTGCCTTTGCTATGGCCTGTGCTACTAACTTCCCCACTAACCTAACACTGCTTGTGTTGAACCTCTTAGTTACTAACTGCTCGGCTTCCTTCCTCTCAATCCTCATGTTGCTCCCTCCTTCTTTTTGTGTTACGTTTTGGTTTGTTGCTTCTGTTCTTCTCATCTTCTATCCCTCCTTTTGTTTTATTTTTTTTTCCTTCCATTTTTATTATAACACATCAAATACCTGTTTGTCAAGTATTTATTTGCCTGTCATTGAAATAGTGACAAATCTCTTTATTTTATTATAACATATCGAATACCTGTTTGTCAAGTATTTGTTTGTTTGTCGCTAAAACGATGGCAAATCGTTGCGAAATACGCTGTAGCGCCTGTCAGCGTCTTTCCGAACCATAGAGTCCTTCTCCAAAGCCTTCATCCGACGGCTGATAGTGCTCCGGTGTACCCCAAGTGCGTCTGCGATCTCGTTAATGGACATAGGTTTCTCACTCTCACTCAACAGGTCCAGAATCTTGGAGTTCAGGTCGGTACCGTTCTCCGTAGCCCTAGCTCCAGTGAGAACCTTGACGTGGTAGTGGTATGGCGGGTTGTCGGTATTGATGTCGAACTCCACCCGGACATCCTCGGCGGGGTTCTTGGCGACCTTGAAGTGGCGGCGGACGATGACCGAACCGTCGTTCTCTGATCGCTTCACCTGCCAGCCGGTCTCCAAGAGAGCGTTCAGGAATTGAGACCCCCACAGCCGGGACCGCTCCATACTGTCCGCATGCTTGGTCGTGTGGTGGGCCACCAGGAATGAGCAACCATAGCGGTCTCGGATGATCTTTAGCCGGAGCATCTGCTCGGCGGACTTGGTCATATAATCATCCGTCATGGCTGCAGAGTAAAGGGGGTCCAGGATGACTAGAGCCGGACGCAGCTCCCGAATCCGCAGTTCCAGAGCGTCCATAACCACCTGGTCCGCAAAACGGAGATTGCGATCCGGATGGATGTAGATGGGTATCTCGGGAGGGGCCTTCACTTCGAACTGGCCATCCCCCATGACTTCAGCTCTCAAGTCCAACCGGCTTTGAAGGATGACCGCCAGTCGTTGTGCTATATCCCCGTGGAAGTCTTCCTGCTGGATTAACAGGACTGGACCCGTACGCCGGACAGGATACTCACCTAGGAACGGCACACCCGTAGCCACGGACACGGCTATATCAAAGGCAAGCCAAGTCTTGTAGGAGCCAGGCGGAGCTACCACGAAGCCGATCGTGGCCTCGGGCAGCCAATCTTGTACCAACCAGGACACTTGATTGTTGCCGTGGTGAACCATGTATTCCCGGATGTTGACGACACTAAACGGACTGATAGACACCCGCCCGGTGCCACCATCCTGGGGTTGGTTTTGCGACACGGTACCCCTGCGGCAAGCCGTCTTGTAGACGGATTCGACTGTTGCCGCTACTTCGTGATCAGGAAGAGGAGGATGGTTCTTCTCATTCCACCGGCGGGCGATGGTAAGGACTACATCCTTCGGTATGCCCTTGCCAATCAGGTATCCGCACAGCCTAGCGCAGGCGTCATTGCGCTGACCCTCCTCTACCCCGGCCAGTAGATCAGACAGCCACTTGGAGTTGCCATCCTCACCATCACGTTCCGCCGGTGCGTGAGAAGTGAGGAGACCCACCAAATAGGGCGGCAGCCTTCCAAGCTCACCGCGGCGCGTCCACTCATACAATCGTCCGGAGGAGTGAGCAGACGGCGGTGCTACGACGTACCCACCATCAGCCCGTACATCGACTCCCGGCAGCAAACCAACCCGGTTCGGGATATGGTCTACATCTTCCGGATAGCGGTAGTAAAAGTGATAACCACCTCGCCCCGTTTTGGCAATAAAATCAGTGGGAGCTTGCTCATAGATCCCAGCTCCGCTCTCGTCATCGTCTTTATCCGGGTCCAAGTCAATGACCACGATCCCGGAAACCTTGCCGGTGACGATTCCGATGTTGGCGTTCGGGTACTGTTGCCACCAGCGGCGGATCTCCTCTTCCGTGGGCCTACGGCTCTGATACTCGGTCCACGGCACCAACGGACGCTTACCACCAGGTTGGATGGGGATCACAGAAAAACCGCTCCGCCACAGCTCCAATGCCGACTCCAGAAGAGTGTTCATTTCACGTACTCACCTCCATGTTGCCGCAGGGCGGCGGTAGCGGTCACTCCTCAATTGTGGTGGTCCTACTCCCAGCTTCGTCCTCCTCCCGCAAGTCTTTGGGATTGATGAACAGTTCGTAAGACTCCACCTTGTAAAGCCGGGCATACTTTTGAATATCCTCCGGGCTTAGGCCCCGGTCACCCGACTCGTGCCTGGACACGGTGGTATGGTCAATGTCCAGAAGCTTAGCAACTTCCTGCTGGGTAAGTCTACAGGCTTCCCGCAGTTCCCGCAGGCGATTTTTAGGAATCTTGTTCACCATGAAATCCACCCTCCTTTACTTTGTATTTATTTTTCCAAATCTATTTTACCACAAAATACATATGTTTGTCAAGCATTTGGTTGACGGTGCCGATCGTCTCTTTCCAGATCAACCTGGCACTGTACCAATTTCGCCTACCCGTTTTCTAGCTATTTCTACATATTCCAACTCTCGCTCGATACCAATGAAAAAGAAACCTTCTCGACGCGCGGCCACGCACGTGCTACCCGAACCAGCGAATGGATCTAGAACGATTCCGCTGGGTGGCGTCACCAGTCGCACCAGCCACGCCATAAGATCGATAGGTTTGACGGTTGGGTGACGGTTAGTTGCACCGATTTCCTCCCCGCGCCAATCGCTATTCCGG